ACAAATAGCATTGCTCCCGGCGATACTATTCAGGCAATTACCGTACCTGCTAACACACTAATCATGGCAGCAGGTTTTCAAGTTGTAGAATCTGCAACTATGAATGCGTCTACAGATGCAACTGCTGCTCTTGGCTTCACTGGTGGTGATGTTGATGAGTTTGCTGCGGCACTGGACATTGACGGTGCATCTGATGGTGCTTATGCTCCACAGGTTTCAATTGCTGGGTTAGCACCATCTACAACTGCTGATACAATTGACTTTGTATTGGCTGGTAGTGGTGCGTCATTTACAGCAGGTAAGCTACGTGCTTACGCTGTAATGATGGACATCAGTGACCAAGGTGATACGGCTGCTAACGAAGTAGACCGTGACACGCTTGCCTAAATAACTTGAGGGGGCAGGGCAACTTGCCCCTTCATTCTTTCTTTTAAGGAAACGTAGATGGCTACCACATTTTTACAATTAGTTAATCAAGTAAATAGGCGTTTGAATGAAGTTGAACTGACTTCTACAAACTTTGCAAGTGCGACAGGTTTTTATGCACATGCAAAAGACGCTATTAACTCATCTATTAGATATATAAATCAATCAGAATTTGAATGGCCTTTTAACCATACATTAAAGACGCAAACCCTGACGGCTAATACTAGCCGTTATTCTTTTCCTACAGACTGTAAAGTTATTAACTTTGATACATTTAGGATTAAAGAAGATTCTACATTAGGTAATAGTACAACACGTATAATGCCTATGACTTATGAAGAATACTTAGATAAATTTGTAGCGCAAGAATACAATAGTTCTAGCTTTCAAGGCGTACCCACTCGTGTTATACATGCTCCTTCCCTTGAGTTTATTCTTACTCCAGAGCCAGACAAGGCATATATATTAGTATATGAATACTTTAATTTTACTGCAGACTTATCTGCACACGGCGATACAATTGTTATACAAGATAGATTCATACATGTTATTGTAGATGGTGCAATGCACTATGCATATTTATTTAGAGGTAATACACAAGATGCGTTGGTAATGAAAGAAAAGTTTGACGAAGGTATTAAGTATATGCGTTCAATGTTGATTAATCGTACACGATATGTGCGTTCTTATATGATTCCGCAAAACACAGGTGGTGGTCTTAGGTACGGATATTCATCGGTAACATAGGGGTAATTTATGGCTGATGCATGGAAAACCTACGCCGTTGAGTTTCGTGGTGGATTAATAAGTAATCTATCACCACTGCAGCAAGGCATTAACGCACCGGGTAGCGCAAGAATACTACGTAACTTTGAACCATCTGTTGAAGGTGGCTATCGTAGAATTGAGGGTTACGATAAGTATGATAGCGATATAATTCCACCATATGGTGCGCCAAAGGTACACGGGGCAAGTCAGAGTGGTACAAGTCTTGTTATAGCAAACATACATCAGACACCTGTAGCTGCAGACGTGTTAACATTTGTAGGCGGTGAAGTAGACGGTGCAGGACAATCAGGCACCACACTAACTGTAGATGGATTAGATGTTGCGCCTTCTGCTAGTAATACATTTACCATAGCAGGTGACTCTACAGTCTACACAGTTAGCAGTGCTACTGCTTTAGTAGGAACAGACTCTACTTTAACAATAACACCTGCATTGGTTTCTACACCTGCTGATGATGCAGCACTTAGTTTTAGGTACACAATAGCTGCAGGTGGTGTTACTTTTGCAGCAGCAACAAACAGAGCAACATTAACATTATCACAAACGATGGTACATAATCCATCAGATCAAGACGATGTTACGTTTGTTTCAACAACACTAAACTATCTGGCACTTGGTGTTGCAAGCTGGGAAAGTTCAGCCATCATTGCAAAGAATGATGATATATTTAGATCAACAGGGGTAGGGTTTACAAAAATAAATGTTCCTAATTATGGAACAGCTTTGGTGAACGGGGCAAGTCAAACAGGCTCATCTCTTATTGTAGATGGTTTAACTGCAGCACCACAAGCAGAAGACCAATTTACAATAGCTGGTGTTGAAAAGATTTACACAGTAACAGCCACCGCAACTGTGTCTTCAGGTGGTGCTACTTTAAGTATAGATCCTGCACTTGCATCAAGTCCTGCTGATAATGCTGCTATTACGTTTATATCTACAAGCAGAGAAGGTGCTACAAGAACACGGTTTGCAAAGTATAACTATGACGGCACTCAAAAGATAGCATTAGTGGATGGGGCAAATGCTCCTGCAACATACGATACTAGCGTATTTACTGCATTGAATGATGCACCCGCAGATGTAAAAGGTGCAGCATTTATATCTAATTTTAAAAATGCTTTATTCTTTGGCAAAGGCACAATACTTAATTTTACTGCACCATATACTGATAGTGACTTTTCTGTAGCAAATGGTGCTGGTTCTATAAACGTAGGCTCACCAATTACAGGCTTAGAAGTATTTCGTGACCAGCTAATTATCTTTACAGAAGTATCTATACAAAGATTAGTAGGTAACACTATAGCAGACTTTACGCTGCAACCAGTAACTAACGACATTGGTTGTATTGAAAGCGACACCATACAAGAAGTTGGTGGTGACATTATGTTCTTAGCACCCGATGGTTTGCGTTTGCTAAGTGCTACAGACAGAATAGGCGACTTTGGATTAGGAGTTGTATCAAAAGCCATACAGGATGATTTAGTTACACTTATTTCTGCTAATACAAATTTTGCAAGCTGCGTTATTAGAGAAAAATCACAATATAGATTACTTGGCTATAACAACAATATTACACAAGAAAATGCTCAAGGCATTATTGCCACACAGTTTGCAGAACAAGGTGGCACAAATATGCAGTATGCAGAAACAAGAGGTATACGAGCATACGTAGCAGACAGTAATTACCATCAAAATGCAGAAGTTGTGGTTTTTGCTAATAACGATGGTTATTTGTATCAGATGGAATCGGGAAGTGATTTTGACGGTACACCAATTACGATTACGTTTGCTACACCATTTATTCCGATTGAAGATCCACGTGTAAGAAAAACTTTCTACAAGATATTTTTGTATACTGATCCGCAAGGAAGCGTTGCATTTGATTTAAGTTTAAAGTTAGACTTTGATGAATCTGGAATAATACAACCTGCACCTATTAACATTCAAAACGTGCAAGGTACTGTGGGATTTTTTGGTACAGGCACATTTGGTGTAACTTCATATGGTGCCAAGCTACTTAAACTATTTGAAAGTCAAGTTGTTGGTTCAGGATTTGCAGTTTCATTTTTATTTGACTCAGCTACAGAAGCACCACCATTTTCTCTTGACGCATTAACAGTAGAATACGCCACTAACGCAAGAAGGTAAAACTATGGGAACAGGATATACCAGAAACGATACAGCTAATAATATTGCTGACGGTAATGTAATTAATGCTGCTGACTTTGATGGCGAATATGATGCTATTGAATCAGCCTTTAATGCTACCAGTGGACATACACACGATGGCACGGCTGGTGAAGGTGCGCCTGTTACTGTGCTTGGCCCTGTGCAAGATTTCGTAGCTAGTTCAACAGAAGTAAAACCAAAGACTGATAATACACTAGACATAGGTACATCTGCACTGCAGTTTAAAGATATGTACCTTAATGGTAAAGCATACATTGACGGTCTTGGTGAAACTCTATTAGTTGATACAGACAAAGCTATACAGTTTAGAGATACTGCACTAAGTATAAACTCTAGCACAGATGGACAGCTAGACATTGATGCAGATACAGAAGTAGAAATAACAACTGCCCTAGTAGAAATATCCGCTGATGCAACTATTGGGGATGACTTAACACTAAAGTCTGATGCTGCCGTTCTTGGATTTGGGGCAGACACAGATGTAACTCTGACTCACGTTGCAGATACAGGCTTGCTACTCAACAATGCAATGGTAGTTCAGTTCCGTGACAACGCAATTAATATTGGTTCTCCGGCTGATGGTGAGTTGGATATTAACGCTGACTCTGAAATTGAGTTAAACTCAACCCTAATTGATATTAACGGTAACGTAGAGATTAGTGGCACTGCAGCAATAACTGGAATTGCAACCTTTACTGATGATATAATAATAGGTGACGGAAAAACTATTGGTTCAACAAGCGATGTTGATGCAATTACAATTGCCGCTGATGGACAGCTTACTCTTACACAACAGTTGAACGGTACAGCAGGAACATTTAGTGGTATTCTAAAAACTGATGATACGACTCAGGCAACAAGCACAACTGATGGTTCACTTCAAACTGACGGTGGGTTGTCTGTTGCTAAAAACGCTGTATTTGGTGATGATATTAAATTGTTGTCAGATAGTGCTATAATATCTCTTGGCGCAGATAGCGAAGTAACGCTTACACACGAACACAATGTAGGTATACAAGCAAAAGCTGCAGACGGTTTTAACCTTAATCTACAAACAGGACACACTTCCGTTGAAGCTGCAGATGTAATAGGTAAGATTACATTTAATGCACCCAACGAGGCAGCAGGAACAGATGCTTTACTGGATGGTGCAGCTATTGAAGCATTAGCGGAAGACACATTTTCATCCAGCGTTAATTCAACAGCACTTGTATTTAAAACAAATACATCAGACGCTGCGGTAGAACGTATGCGTATTAAGTCGGACGGTGTAATACAGTTAGGTGGTTCAGGCGCAAATGTTACAGTAACTACAAACGGCACTGGTGACTTAACTCTAAATACAAACAGTGGTACAAACTCAGGTGTAATTACCATAGCTGATGGGTCTAATGGTAACATTGCTATTACACCTAATGGCACAGGTGAAGTTGACATATCAAAAGTTGATATTGATGGCGGTGCTATTGACGGCGCAATAATAGGTGCAAACTCTGCTGCTGCTGGTACGTTTACCACTATAACAGGTCAGTCTGCTGTAATTGACAATATTACAATAGACGGTAACTCAATTACATCCACTGACACTGGTGGTAACATTGCATTAACACCAGATGGAACAGGAGATGTGCAGTTAGATGCTGACACGGTTCGTGTTGGTGATAGCAATGCTAATGCAACTATTACAACCAACGGCACAGGCGACTTAATATTAAATACAAACGGGGGAACAGACTCTGGAAGTATAACTATAGCTGATGCTGCTAATGGTGCGATATCTATTGTGCCTAATGGCACGGGTAATGTAACCATAGGCAATCTTGAATTTGATTCAGATGCAACAAAAACTGATGATCATGTCTTGACATATAACAACACTACTGGTACAATACAGCTTGAAGCTATTCCGGCACCATCTATTGGTGGTAACTTATCTAGTGCTTTAAGTACTAATGGTGTTAACATTGAGTTAGGTGACAGCGGTGGAGCAACGGATGACCGCATAAGGTTTGGTGATGGCAATGACCTAGAAATGTATTGGGATGGCACAGATGGTCATATTTCAATTGCTTCATCAACATTAAATATAGATGGTTCAGGTGAAACTTTAGCTAAGTTTATTGATGATGGTGCAG